GCTTCTTGTGCTTTGTCGTGGTCTTTTCCATCGATCATTTGCAGGTATGCATCAGTATGTTTGATTGCATTAAGAACGGCAACACCATCAGTAATCTCTCCGTTGTTGTGTTTGGCAACAGTGATCGCAAACGCTTTGTGCGCTCTTGGTTCTTTGTGGAATTGGGTAGTTGTATAACCCTTGAATGTAAATTCATTTGGGTTGTGTGGGATTTGATTTTCTTCGATTGCTCCAGCAGCAGTTACTTTATCAATCCACTTTTTAGATAGTTCGCCTGATTCATTAACAACAGTAATATAGTTTGTACCACGATCCATAATCTCGTATGTGCCAGCTTCATCTTGCACTCTGTCGCCAACATTAAAGATTTTACCAGCAACAAACTGTTCACGGATCTTTGATCGTTCAAACAATACTGTTTCACGAATCGGCTCAAGACCCATCCCCTTACGGACATCGTTCATTAAACGACGAGAGTCTAATTCTGTTAAGGTGTGTGGCACACCTTTCTTAAATTGATTGAAGTTGCCTTGTTTGGCAGACTCACACATCTTAATACCAGAGATTGCAGACACAGTATTGTTGTCTGGATCGATATCTCCGCAGGACACAACCTTGATAGAATCAAAGTTAAACAATGTTCCGTTGTGTTCTTTTAATTCTGTTTCGTAGTCAGCAACTTTATCGCTGGAAGCAACTACAGTAATATGTTTATATTTTTTATTAAGATCAAAAGCAACTTCTACAATCGAATCTACTTCTGTTGCTTGGAAGTTACCTTCTGAAAACATACGCTTCAGGAAGTATACTTTACGATCAGCTGGTAGGGGATTGAGTTTCTTGTCCTCGTTTGCAGAGGTATAGATGACATGGTCAGCTGTAGAACCAGCGATCTGCTGGACAGCTTTAACTAATAGTTCGTGGCCAGCTGTAGGTGGCTGGAACTGCCCGAAGGCACAAACGACTTTATTGGACGGTAGTTCTCTTACTAATTGCTTGAAATTCTTCATTTTGACCCATCTATAAAAATATATTTAACTATTTAGGAATACTAATCTTTGTGTCCCATTCCTTTTCGGACATCATTGTATAGTGCTTCTTTGTGTTCTGGCTTCATCTTGCTTGGTAGGTTCTTGTGGAACTCTGTTTTATTACCAGAGCCAGCATGCTCACGCATCTTAGTACCAGAAACTCCGCTAGTGCCTTCGTCTGAATCTGGATCTCTATGACCAGAAGAATGAACAGTTATAGATTTAAAATTATAGTGACCATGAGCACCAGTTTGCCCATTATACTTATGGAGTAAATCATGCATGGCTTGCTGACGATCTGAACCAGCAACTACATGCAGGTGTTGAACTCCAGCCTTGTGCATTTCCGCAGCATGGTGTAGGATAGTTGGTTTGTCTTTACTTGCAGCTTTGATCTTAGTTCCTGGAAAAGCATTCTTAGCATGCTTAACCTTTTGTGTAGGAGATAGTGGATTCTTTTTAGCATCATGGCTATGTGAAAGAACTAATTGATGACTGGCACCATGTTCCTTAGCGACATCATGCATTTTATTAACTACTTGCTCATGACCAGCAGTTGGAGGATTCATACGACCAAAAGAAAGAACTCCATGTTTTTCTTTAGCGTCTTCTGAAAGAAAAGATTTAAACGATAACATTAGCAGTTCCACTTTCTTAGTGCGAGTGCCTTACGAGTTGGCTCGCCATTTGGTTTCTTCATTGGACCTTCCATACCAGACATTCTAGCACAGAAAGACTTACGACGATTTGCTGCTTTGCTTCCAGCCTTTAACTTTGAAGGTGGGGTTGTTACTGGCGCTTTAAGATGCCCACCAGATTGTGCATTGAAATGATCACGACCTTTTTGAGTCAAACCGCCAGTTGAAGATTTGTAACCTTTTGCGTCAACTGCAGACTCTCCGAGTTCTTCTTTAGACTGAAGATAATCTCGTACACAAGTAATATAATCTTGTGCTAAAGTAATTTTAGACTGAACCCACTCTGGCATGTTCTCGTCATCAGACAACATGTCAATCAAATCTTTTGAGTTACGCCAAATTGTTTGCAACTGAGTTCTAGCCATCTGACCTTCATAGTCATACTCACCCTTGTCGATTGCTTTTGCTGCTTCTTCTAAAACACCAATGGTTTGTTCAAACTCTTCTTTCATAACAGCCATGTTGTCTACCAAATTTGGATATGGGCGACCAGCTGCCTTTGCTCTTGCTTTCGCTTTGGCAATCTTCTCTGGTGACATGTGGCCATGTTTACCCTTTGGATGAGGATCATTCCATGGTTTGTCAGACTCGTTTAAGTATTCAGAAAATGATAACATTACTTTGCTCCGAATTTTTTAGTCTTTAATAAATTTGCTTTTGCAAACTCAGAACGATTAACCAATTTGTTTGGACCATGTTCTGTATTAACAACGAAACCTTCTGGTTTAGACTTCTTACCATCGATGTGATGTTCGTAACGACCTTCGTGTGTTTCAAGCGAACTAACCAAGTGATTCTTTGCTTGAGCCAAGTGATGGTGCATTGATAATAGATTGCCGTAGTGTGCTTTATTCTTTTCAATATGAGCAACCTGCGCATTACCTTCAGCAGTATGTGCAGCCTTTGCTTTCTCAGTAGAAACTTTTGCAGCTTTACCTTCGTAATGTGCTTTTACATGTGCCTGTAAATCTTTTACATTTGGAACTGAATCGTTTTTAACTGTGCTGTTAATATATGTAGAAAGATGTCCTGATTCACCAGAGTGTTTTGGGTGAATTGCATTATACATTTTGTGACCATGAGTGTCATGGATCTCTTTTGCTGCAGCCATGTGCTTTTGGAAACCAGCTTCGTTCGCAGCAGAGTGAGTTACTTTGCTAGTGTCATGCTCTGCGCCATGCATGTGAACATCAGGATGCTCTTTGAACTTGCTAAGATCTGGATGAGGAGAAGCAGTTAAACTCTCTGTATCCTTACCGTGATATTGTTGGTGAACAACTACACCAATCTTAGACTTCTTAACCTTCTTTGCATCGTCACCTTTGGCAGTGTAGGTGATAGTGTTTGGGGTGAAGGAAACTTTATCTTTTGCTTCCATAAGAACAGACTCATGGATATGATGATCTTCGCTGGTATGCATCAAGTCGCCATGGTAAACACCTTCCTTTGGTGCAACCTTTGGTAAATGTTCTAATGCAGTATGCAGTTTCTTTGCAAGACCAGGAGCATGTCCGTGATTCTTTTCGATGTCAGCATGAGTGTAGTTAATCTTTGGATCTTTGTTACCGATAGATTTTGTGGAAACAAAGAACTTTTTAGTCTTTGGGTGGTGACCGAAAACGATAGCTGGTGAACCATCATACTTCATAGTAAGGTTACTAGACTTATGACCAGCTTTCATATGAGCATGGGCTTGCATAAGGGCAGCGTGGGCATGCTCAAAACCTTCGTGACCATGCATTAATGGGCGATCTTCAGGGTGAGCAATATGCTTCAGCTTCTGCCCAGTGGCTTCGGTTTCTTCTTTAAGATAGGTTTGGAACGATTTCATTAGAATTTCCTTCTTATAATTGTATATTTAGGTTTTACGCTTTCTTATCCATCTTGAAGGAAATCTTCTTAAGGGATGGTTGACCAGCGTTAGCATTATATTCAAACTTAAATCCTGAACTACTAAACTGCTTTACAATATAGGAAACAGTCTTAGTAGATTTGTTTAGTTTAACATAGATTTGTTCTACAACAATGGTTTTTGCTGCATCATTTAGTGCGCTCAAATAGGTTTCATTAGTATTTAAGGTATCCACTAAAGAGTAACCGAGTGGGGATATAATCAAACCCCATCTTTTGGCTTTAGTATCGAATATTCGTTTGGTTATATCTCTAGATGCTGCTCTCCCAATCAGTTCAAAGAAAGGGTTTAAATCTGCAAGAACTGCATCTGGTTTGGTATATTTGGCTAGGGCAGTTTCGCACTGCTCTGCAGTAAAGTCGTTACCTTTAAAGAACTTCTTCTTCAACCAAGCGTATCCTGGATGTCCCAAATCTTTCGCAGCGTCAACAATACCATCAACTGTAGATTTATCGCTAATAGAAATGATGGCTTTTCTTGCTGCTTCTTTTTTGGGTTGACTAAACTTCATTGTCTTTAGAATATCAGCAATAGCGTTAATGGAAGGTGGCGCACCCTCATTGGCTTTAGCTGAGATAGCGATCTTAGTTTTACCCTGAATTGCATAGTAGTCAACCAATGGAGCAGATTCTTCTGCTGGATATTCGATTGCTGTTGCCTTTTTATTATACTGGTTCATATACCACCAAGCACCAGTCATCTCTCCGAAGTCCTTAGCAATGATGTTAATATCAGTATCGCTAATACCTTCAATGTGAGTGGATTTAATAGTACCTCCAGCTGTACCAGATGCGGTAAGCATCTCCATTAAAAATGCTTTAATGTTTTCAGGAGTATCCATCTTTGCAAGACCATCTTTGATAGCCTTAACGAAACCATCTTTGGTCGTTTTCTTTCCAGCCAAACCTAACTTATTTGGTGTTAGATCTTTCGTCTTAAGAACACCCTTAGAAGAAACTGCTAAGATGAAGTATATCTTATCACCATTCTTGGCGACTACCTTAGTTCCATCTTTGATATCTTTTCCAATAGTCAGTTCCTGAGTTACATAAGAACCAGAAATAGAAACATCTGTTGCTTTGAGTGTGCAAGGATGTATCTTGGACAATAACGCTTTGGCATCACCAGCATAGTTTATACGGAGATGTGCCCCACCTCTGGATGACTTGATCACTGGGATCTTCTGTTTATCCAGAGCAGTAGTATAATACTTGATTATTGTGTTTTGAACTTTAGAGTCTGTTTTAATCGCTGGCATAATGAAATGAGTAACCTTATATAATGATTATATTTAGGCTACGAATAGCGATTGTATTTGCGTTCCCAGACTAGTATTTTGCGTAGCAGGAGAGGTATAACCTCATTGTGGCGATCTGTTCTAAAGATCCTTTGGATCCCAGAAAGGTTCTTTGATACCTTATAGGTCTTGGCGTAGCGAATCAACTCGGCAACTGCGATGCTTGGTCGTTTGGTTTTAAAGTCTAGATAGACGCAGTGGGCATATGCTTCGATCTCATCTCGCCCAGCATGGTAATCTCTTGTATCGTCTATTCTTTTGATGCCAGTCCTAGCGTAATAAACTTTACTAGCGCAGTAGTCTTCATCCTTACCGTAGTATTGCTTACAGTGGATTAGTTCGTGCATCGCTACTTGGATTGTTCTATACTTAAAACGATTCCAAGACGCTTCGGTAAATTGATAGTGGTCGTAGTCTGTTTCTGGACTAGTCCAAATGTCTAACTCGGAGTATTCTTTATCTGTCCAATATCCTCCACCAACAGCTATATGTTTAGTTGGCTTAGATTCATAGTGCCAGTTAATGCGAAAACGCCACTTCTTGAAATAGTTTCTCAAGCCAGTGGCGTCGTTTTTATATTTGTCTAAATCAGTCCAAATCTTAGAAGGGATAAATTTAGCACGAAAGGGTCTCTGCTCAAAGTCAAGCATCTCTATAAAATCGAAATCTAAACTTTGCAGGTATTTCATTTCGTTAAGAAATTACTTGAGTTGTTTCTCCAAAAACTCCAGTACCTTCCCTTGCTCCTCTAAGTTAGTATTATTGAACTCAGTAATATAGGACATCAAGTCGAATGACGACAGTATGTTATTGTATTTGGTAGCCCGACCCTTAAGAAAGGTTTCAGATTGATCCGATCCACGATCGACATATCTCTGTTCTAAAATAGATTGGGGAGCTTTCAAATAAACAATTTGCAACTCTACA